TGTGCCCAGGGAGGGGGTGGTCAGATCCCTTAGTGTGCCTGGCGGCGACCGCGCCCCAGTCACGCGTGAATTTCCGACAAATTAGGGGGTGGGGGTATCAGCCTGCCCTGGATAAGAAAAAGCCGCCCCGAAGGACGGCAAAGGAGGAACCATGAATACCAGCCTGAACATGCAGCGAATGCCGATAGATCAGCTGAAACCTGCGAAGTATAACCCCAGAAAAGACCTGAAGCCGGGCGATCCTGCGTATGAGAAGATCAAGCGCAGCCTGCATGACTTCGGGTATGTAGATCCGATCGTGTGGAACGAGGTGACCGGAAATATCGTCGGGGGTCATCAGCGGTATAAGGTGCTGAAAGCCGAAGGTGCAACCGAAGTGGACTGTGTTGTGGTGCATATCGAAAACCCGCAGGATGAAAAAGCTCTGAACATCGCGCTGAACAAGGCGACCGGTGACTGGGAGCCTGTAGCGCTGGCTGAATTGCTGCAGGATCTTCAGCTTTCCGGATATGACCTTGGTGCAACCGGGTTTGACGCTGCTGAAGTGGATGACCTGTTCAGCAAGGTACACGACAAGGATGTACATGACGACGACTGCGAACTCGATCCGGATGAAGTCACGCCATATGTACAGCCTGGCGATATCTGGACATTAGGCAGGCATCGAATGATGTGTGGTGACAGTACAGATTCCGCAACCGTCGATACACTTATGGATGGAATCAAAGCCAACCTGGTTGTGACGGATCCGCCCTACAATGTCGCTTATGAATCTGCTGATGGGAAATCCATCCAAAACGACAGCATGGCGGATGAACAGTTCTTCACATTCCTGCTGGCGGCCTTCAAAAACATGGCTGCACATATGGCAGAAGGCGGCAGCGCTTATGTATTCCATGCTGACACAGAGGGATTGAATTTTCGCCGGGCTTTCAAAGAGTCCGGCTTTCATATTTCCGGTGTTTGCATCTGGGTGAAGAACAGCCTGGTACTGGGTCGAAGTCCCTACCAGTGGCAGCACGAACCAGTACTGTACGGCTGGCTGCCTAACGGAAAACACAAGTGGTTCTCTGACCGGAAGCAGTCCACTATCTGGAACTTCGATAAGCCAAAGAAGAGCGCGGATCACCCGACCATGAAGCCGATCCCGCTGCTCTGTTATCCAATTAAAAACAGCAGTGCTCCGAACGCTGTGGTAATGGATCTGTTCGGTGGCAGCGGATCGACGCTGATTGCCTGTGAACAGACAGACCGGATCTGCAGGACGATGGAGCTGGATCCGAAGTACGCCACTGTTATAGTGGAACGCTTCCATCTGGACTATCCCGATCAGGAGATTACTGTTCAGCGGAATGGAGAAACGCTGTCATACAACAGTGTTACGAAAGCCGAGTAACCCATGCACAGAAGCACACTTTTCGAGGAAGGAGGTGAGCCCAGATGGCTACCAGAGGAAGAAAACCCCTGCCCACGGCGCTGAAAGTGCTGGAAGGTGACCGGGGAAAAGGCCGCAGGCCGGTCAACAAAGAAGAGCCTACGCCACCGCAGGAGAATATCAGATGCCCTGCCTGGCTGATGCCTGAAGCAAAGAAGGAATGGAAACGTCTGGCTCCTTCCCTGACCGCGATGGGTATCCTGACTGAGCATGATATGGAAGCCTTCGCCGGGTACTGCCAGGCGTATGCCAGATGGCGGGAGGCAGAAGAGTTTCTCTCCCAGCACGGTACCATCTTTAAAACGCCCAGTGGTTATGTACAACAGGTTCCGCAGGTAAGCATTGCACAGCAGAACCTGAAAATCATGCAGTCTTTCTGTTCCGAGTTTGGCCTTACGCCTGCCAGCCGGGCGCGGCTCTATGCCAGCACCGGTGATAAGGCCGAAACGGATGACCCGATGGAGAACGTCCTGAGGGGAGGCTGGCAGGATGCTAAGTGAGGCAAAAGCACGACGAGTTGTTCAGTTCATTGAGTGCCTGAAGCATACCAAGGGTGAATTTCACGGGGAACCGTTTAAACTGCTTCCCTGGCAGGAAAAAATCATCCGGGATGTATTTGGCACAGTCCGTGATGAAGATCCCACGATCCGCCAATACACTACGGCATACATTGAGATCCCAAAGAAACAAGGCAAGAGTGAGCTTGGCGCTGCCATTGCCCTTAACATGCTCTGTAATGACGATGAATGGAGGGCTGAGGTTTACTCATGCGCCAGCGACCGCCAGCAGGCAGCTATTGTGTTCGATGTGGCTGTGGATATGGTGAAGCAGTCCAAGGCACTGAGCAAACGGATCAAGATCATCCCTTCCACGAAGAGGATGGTCTACCAGCCAACTGGCAGCATATACCAGGTGCTGTCATCGGAGGTTTCCACGAAGCACGGTCTGAATGTCAGCGCCTGTATCTTCGATGAACTGCACACCCAGCCAAACCGTGCCCTTTACGATGTTATGACGCAGGGCAGCGGCGACGCCCGGAAACAGCCGTTGTGGTTTTTCCTGACAACCGCCGGAACAGACCGGAACAGCATCTGCTGGGAGGTTCATCAGAAAGCCATGGATATTCTGGAAGGCCGAAAGGATGATCCCCGGTTTTACCCGGTGGTCTTCGGTCTGCCGGATGACGCGGACTGGACGGATGAAAAGAACTGGTACAGAGCAAACCCATCACTGGATCAGACGATCACCATTGATAAAGTCCGGGATGCTTTCCGAAAAGCCCAGGAAACACCAGCTGATGAGAATATGTTCCGGCAGCTTCGCCTGAACCAGTGGGTGAAGCAGTCTGTCCGCTGGATGCCCATGGATAAATGGGATGAATGTGGTGGTGTGGTGAATGAATATGAACTGGAAGGCCGTGCCTGCTATGCTGGGCTTGATCTTTCCAGCACCAGTGACCTGACTGCCATGGTGCTGGTCTTTCCTCCACGCGAGGAAGGAGAACAGTACATTGTCCTCCCATATTTCTGGTTGCCGGAGGAAACCCTGCAGTTGAGGGTCCGGCGGGACCATGTCATGTATGACAAATGGGAGAAGCAGGGTTATATCCATACGACCGAAGGCAATGTGGTGCATTACGGATTCATCGAACAATTCATCCTGCAACTGGGCGAACGGTATAACATACGGGAAATCGCCTATGACCGCTGGAACGCTACCATGATGGTGCAGACTCTGGAGGATGATGGCTTCACCATGGTTCCCTTCGGACAGGGCTTCCGGGACATGAGTCCCCCGACGAAGGAGCTGATGCGCCTGGTACTGGAGCGAAACCTAAACCATGGCGGGCACCCGGTTCTCAGATGGAACATGGACAACGCTTTCGTCCGGACGGACCCTGCGGGAAACCTGAAGATCGACAAAGAGAAGTCTACGGAAAAAGTCGACGGCGCTGTTGCCTTGGTGATGGCGCTGGACCGGGCACTGAAGAACGCGAATGAAGGAACCTCTGTCTACGATGACAGGGGTTTTCTCATTCTGTAGGAGGAAGCAAAAATGCCGTATAAGCCAAGAAGGCCCTGCCGCTATCCGGGATGCCCGGAACTCGCAGTGCAAGGTCAGGTTTTCTGTGCAGATCATATGGAATGGAGCGGCGATCGTCTTCGCGGAGGTGCCGCAGCCCGTGGATATGATGCCCGATGGAAGAAAGCCCGTGCACTATTCCTGAAACAGCATCCGTTGTGTGCTTTCTGCCAGGCGGAGGGAAAGATCGTCCCGGCAACGGTGGTGGATCACATCATCCCGCACCGGGGAGACAAGATCCTATTCTGGGACCAGACGAACTGGGAATCGCTCTGCAAGGAATGCCACGATAAAAAGACTGGAGGCGGATTGTAATGAAGAATCCCTTTACAGCACTGTTCCGTGCGCGGGACAAGCCGCAGGACAGCGTCAGCTCCGCGCCAACCTTCTTCTTCGGCACCAGCGGTTCCGGTAAGCCGGTTAACGCGAATACAGCAATCCAGCTTTCCACGGTTTATGCCTGCGTCCGGGTGATCTCGGAAACCGTCGCTAGCCTGCCGCTGGGAGTGTATGAAGCTGAAAAGGACGGAAACCGTAAGGCAACGGAGCATCCGCTATACCGCCTGCTCCATGACGAGCCGAACAGCGAAATGACATCGTTCGTGCTACGGGAAGTCATGCTGGCGCACCTGCTCCTGTGGGGCAAC